AACAAAAGTTTCCTCCAACTGTCCGCCCCACCTAAGGGGCGGAGCCAAAGCTTCTAAAAGAAGTTTATTTCTCGTAGAGTTACGAGAATGGCACCCAGGCTAACTTATAGGATAAGACAGCGTTCCGCGGGATGACTCCCTCGGAAGTGCTGCCCGTTCCGTAAGTTGCGCAAGCTAGTACTACATCGGGGCTAAATTCCGAAAACAGGACAACTCGAAGCCTGTCCGGTATAATAGCTCTGTAGTACCTTATCCCGTTACGCCATTTGAAAACGTGTGTCTCTGGCCTGTCCCAAATAACGATATCGCCGAGGTCTTTTGGACCGCGGCAACGTCGTATTCTTTCGGGAATTTGGTCAAGGACGCTAAACCACGCACTGGAAGGAGCGCTGAATCCGCAAGCGGATAGGCGCTCAGCCAATGCGTGTAGACCGTTGGCTAACGTGATATACTCAGTAGGACTGCGAGGAATGTCTTTGCAGTAGTACCCCCTAACTGGTTTCCCAGCGAAGAAGTCGCCACCACAAGACTCTCTAAACGGGACGCCTCCAAAAAAGGATTTGTCGACATTTAGTTTAAAACCGCAGAACTCCAAGACGGCCTTCAATTGAGTATAGTTTTTATCAGGTACGATGATATCGTCCCCGAAGACGAAGACATCGACGCCAAGCTGTCCCAAGCCGCCGTTCTCACGAACGGTTGCACAGGCTAGCCCGGCGAAGATTATAGTCTCCAACTCAAAAGTGAAGCCGTTACCCATACTTGAGAACTTCTCAAGCCGCACCCACGACCCATCGACACACGTTGCGTGTGATCGGAGGTCGTTTAATTGGTCGAACCAAAAAGGCGGTAGCAGGATCTCGACCAGATTCCTGCATACGGTATCGCTTGCATTTGAAAGATCAACTGTGCAAAAGTCGCACGTCACGCTCGACTCACAGGCGACCCGCCTGTGTGTCTCTTGTGCCGTGTCAAGGTCCCAGCCAGCGTTCTGTTTAAGACGCTGGCGTAGTACTCGCCCGAGGGCGAGCTGAAAAAAGCCGTTGATAGATGGCTCTGCAGCGATGCAGCGGTCTATCAAAGCCGTTTTCGGAACTGTCGCAAGACGGTTCCCGGGGACGAACTGAATCTTTCCCTGACGTCGAGCCAAAGCGGCTCCCCATTGGGTCCCTAACATTTGTGGAAGGAACCAAACGGCATCAGAAGTCGATGTCGGATCAGAAGACATTTTATGCGGCACGGTGGCCTGCACACCTTTATCGGAATATGTGACGCCAGGACCGAACCTCCCTTTCAGGAGATCCGGGGGGCTGTTACCGATCCAACCGTTTATGATTTTACGCACGCTCCCCAAAAAGGAAGCGACGCCGTTAACCCGATCGTCACAATTCCTGTGAAGATATTTGTAACGGTTCAAACGTTCGTTGGATCTGTAGCACTGATGCTCGCCATCCCACCAGGTTGCCAATGCGGAAACCCGGCGGTCTGTAACGACTGGTAGCTCTTGGAGCTTCTTGAGAAAACAGATCGCCGCGTTGTCGCGGCAATAGTCTTCGGCATCAATGTAGTCACTAGGTCTAACGCTTAACCGCGCCAGCCCTTCCCAATCCTCGTACCGTAGCATCACTGCGGCGGCAAGAGATTTTGGGGTTCCGAGGCCTTCGAAAAAACGAAAGGCGATACGCACCAGTTCATCTGGCAACGCAATTGCGGTCATAAAGCTCCTCGATTAAGTAGGAGAATAACCCGTGATAGCCGCTTCTTTTATCGCGCTAGACGCCAAGAGATTTAACCCTTGGTGCGCAGCTTCAGCGATTGAGAAGGTCGGAATACCCTGGGGGATGACCACAAGACCCTCGATGAGCACCCTGTCTTTCGACATATAGGTACTCGTGTTATTGTCGAACATAAGGTGCGGATAGAAGAAGTTAAACTTCAATTGCCGCGCCGTTTTCGGACCGTTCCACTGCGTGACAACGCGAAGTTGTGCCCGCAATCCGAGGGGGGTGTTGGTGTTGCCATTATAGCGAAACACCGCAGGAGTTGAATCTCCACCGGCACCAGTTAGAACATCATAGGTGATGTTTGTCGTGGTGTCTGCCATCTTAACTACGATAGGAGTAGCAATCATATAAAATCCACTTACAGTGGTCCGTTAAAAATTAAAGAAACTACTTATAGAAGGCCTGTATAGCAAGAGAGGCTGCATTAGCCACCCTTCGCCACGAGGCAGTCTTAAGTGGACGAAACGCAAGACCGGGTAATGAAATCCCGGGCGAGCGATGGAGGAGGATCCATTCAGCGTCGCTGTTCCACCCGTAGGTGTTCCAGCGCTCGGTGTATCTTCCTTTCTGAAAGGTCGTGCTATAGCTTCTGGTGACGTCAAGTCCCCAAAAGTCGCTGAGCTGGGAAAGAAACTGTTCAACCGGTATAAACCAGTCTACTAGGAAGCTCCCAGGTAGCAATTGCCACGCCGTAACGGCTGGGTTGGTTAAACCCAGTCGAGTCGCAAGGGAAAGGTACGGATTACTGACAGTAATATCCGCACCGTATCTCACGACTAGCTCTACATTATTATACCAAACCGGCGAGAACGGGCCTTGTGGCCCATTCGTTTTCTGGTACGAGCTTTTAAACTCGCCCCAAATACGCTTGGGTTTGATAGGTTTCTGTAGGAGATCGATCAAAGTGTAGATGTCAGTCATCGTCGGCAAAACCACGAAGCTCATTTCGAGATTCAGGCTAGCCGCAGCGCGTGATTTGCTCTTGAGCTCACCACGACGCCACGCATCAAAACGGGGTTTATTACCTCGTCTGATAGACCGGACGGTTTTTCTGATTAACATCAGTTTTCTTTGAAGGAGTTCGGCCGTATCCCCAAATTGGAATAAGGCCTCACCAAAAGACGCGGTGTCCGAGACCCGCGAGTTGAAACGTGCGTAAGCACCCGACTTGCATTGGTTCAGAACGGTATAATCCGGATCTCTTATTATAGAGAGCGGATTTACGCCTTTACCGTCAATGCGGGTTACACGTGACCTGGTGTAAGAATACGGCAGGGCCAAGTCGAAAGGACTGGCCTGGACCCATTTCTCTTGTGCCAGGTATTCAGTTGGTGTGCGAATAACCTTAACAGGTTTCTTCACGATAGGGTAGGTCATTACTCCTCCCCATCGCCTGCATGAGCAGGCTCGGTCCATGCTGGTTGTGAAACCGAAGCATGGCCTCTCACAAAATGTGAGCCTAAGACATCAGTCTGATGCTTAGGTGACGGAGCAACTTTTTCTCCGTCAAACCCACTGTCAGTGGGCTGTGGTATTACCACAGGACGTTCTTCATTAGGAGTGGCTTTTGGCCAAAAATCAGGCGGAACGTCGAACGCTATCAAAACTGCAATCAAAATTTTAATAGCTACGACGAAATCCATGATTTACTCCCGATTGCCCGGATGGGCGGTTGTTGAAGAACAGACGACGACCCGG